TATTTGTTATCTTATATTCCATATTAGTTATAAATTAAACTCGCTCTGTTAGTCCAAGCTGTTTGATAATCGTCAGAACCAAAGCAATAAGATGTTTCTGTTGATGTTATTTTTACAACTTTCCAATCACCAGTGTCACCATCAAAATCATAATCATTTGAAACAAACAAATAATATTCATTAGATGTTGAGTCATCTGTTAGTTTATGAAGCCATTTTTGGTTGCTTACTAAAAGCTCAAGTGTTTCTTCGGTGGCAGGATTGATCTTTTCGTTTAGTTTACTCTTTAAAGCAACAACTTCCGTGCCTCCCCCTCCCGTTACGTTTCTGATCTCTTGAAGTAAGTCAACCATCTTATCGACTCTGTCTGTAAAGTCAAGAGTAAGTAAAGCAGTCATCAGTGCCGAAAACTGGTCTTTATCAATTTTTAAAACTGAAGGAAATTGAATAGCTAAGAGAGCCCTCTGTAACGATTCAAGTAATCGCTCAGTCTTTGTAAGATCAACGTTAACGACGAGATCTAAAGAACTAACTGCAGCTGTAATACTCTCTTTAACTTCGTTGATCTTTGTAAGCAATTCTTGAGTTTCTTTGAGACTAACTGTTTGCTCTTTCTTGTCTAAAAATAAAACTCTATCAGCAACTAAGGTAAGAAGATCTTCTAGCTCTCTTAGATTAACTGGTTCCTGTTTTAGTTCTTTCAAAGCAGATAAGATCTCTGTCTGGTCTTGTACTTCTACTTTCTTATTTTCAGAGACTTTCTCTGCTACTTTGTTTAAGCCCTTAAGTAGCCTCTCGATATTAGTCTCTAGATTTGATACGATGATTTCTTTTTCCATAATATTTTAACTAAGTCTGCCCTGAAGTTTCCTTCAGAGCAGTATAGTCAAACTATCTAGCAATTCTCATGTCCAAGAAGTTTTGCTTTGAATCAGCAAAAGTCTTTAACCCGTAAAGAGCATCTGTCAATACGTTGTTAGTCTTTTGTCTTGGTTCAGGGCGAACATCTGGTTTTACGTCTTGCTGCGCTACTAAGTCGATTTGCTTAGCTTTACCGATGTAGCAGTGGATCTGATTAAGTGAGAAAATATTGTTTGCATGAGTCAATGTTTCTGCAACAGTTAATCTTCCAGCACCAATGCCAGTAATAGTCATACCGTTAGTAATTGCAGCAGCAGAGATTCTTAAGTTTGTTAACTTAGCTCTGTCAGTAGCAGATACTTCAGTGTATGTTGTACCAGCACCAGCAGTACCGTTAATAGCAGCAATCAAGTTAGCTCTCGAAGCGGCAGCATTAGCGCCAGCTAAGACTTCACCAGGAGCAGCAGGAGTAGATAAAGAAGCAACGAACTTAAACGTTACGCCACCAACTGTAACAGTATCATTAGCAGTTACGTCTTCACTGATGTTCAACTTAACGTCTCCTGTTAAGTTGTTTGAGATAAACATCTTGAAACCAACAACTGGGCCAGAATAACCGTTTTTAAATGTTAAATCAGTCAGGCTAATGTTCTTTCCGATCAAAGTTTGATTTACGATGGAAGCAATCCAAGGATCAACTACCCATACCATATCTCCGCTTTGTTCAACATTATTTGCTATTAATTTAGCTTGTGCATTAGCAATCACCTCTGCTAGATTCAGAGTAGACAAAGAGATCGGTGTACCATTAGTACCTCCTGCGATATCGTCTGTCATAAATGTAGCATGGGCATTGCGTGTTTCAGCTAGCACGTCTGCATCAATGAATGTGCGTAATTTCAAAGCACATCTGCGTCCTGCTTCTTCACCTGCTTTCAAAGGACCGTTTTGCAACTTGTCCCAATCGTCTAGTTTGAAGTCAACGCCTTTTTGCTTGTCGATTTCCAAGTATTCTTCGTTATCGGCAAGCGTAGAGATTGTACGATCAGAATATCGAGTGATGTCTCTTACAACTAAACCATCAGTATCTAAGATAGCTCTTTTAACTTTCTTTCCCCAAGTTAAATGAGATTCTAATCTTGAGTTACCAATTTTCATTGCAACTAGAGATTTCTCTAAGACATCTTGATATCGTGGTACAAATCCCTCTTTAAATTTTGTTAGGGCTGCACTCATATCTTAATTAAAGACCGCTAGAATCTTTGAAGGCATAGTATTGCTTTCTAAGCTTAGGATCTGCAAGAACCTTGCGATGAAGTTCATCGTCAGATTCTACTTTGTTGAAATCAATTTTCTCTGGTAGGTTGTCACCGCCAACTGAGCCACCCTCTATTGAATCAGCATCAGCTTTCTTACTGACTGAAGGAAAGAATTCCTTCCTGATGTCGTCTAGAGTCCTCAGATGCAGAAAATCTTTTGAGAAAGCGACTTTCCTGAATGTCTCGATCTTTTCAGCTAACTCTGGGTACTTCGAAGCGATCTTCTCTTGAAAATCTTTCTCGAATAACTTGTTGTTCTCTGTCTGGATCTTTTCATTCAGAAGAGGCTTAACTTTCTCCTCTACCTCGTGAGTGACTTCGTCCTTAGCTTGCTTTGCAATAATAGCAGCCATCTTTTGAACTACTGCGAAATCAAGTCCGGCTTCTTCAGCAAATTCTTTAAGGTCTGCATTACTTAGTGAATTAGATTGCGAAGATGTTTTAAGCTCTTTAAGTTCTTTCTTAACTTGAAGATACTTTTTGAGAGGTACCGTTTCCGGTTCCGTCTCTTTTTTAACATCGTCGACTTTACGATAGTCAGGAAGATCTTGATCACCTTCGTCAGTGTCATCTTCGTCCTGTGTAGAAGTATCGCCCTCCTTTGAGTTTGATTCCGAAGATTCATTTTCTTCGTCTTCGTTAGAAGTCTCATCATCTTCTAAGTCATCGTTTTTAGTTTCCGAGTCGATGATCTCGTCTTTGTCCTTGTTAGGCATAAACTTAGATAAGCTCCAAGCAAGCTAGCTATCTGAGTAGCTACCTCGATAGAACTAGATTAATGTCTCTAGCAGACATATGTTATTAAATTAACAAACTACTTCTTGCAGCTAATGACTTCCCTTGAAGTTTCTTAGCATACATCTTAGCATTCTCTTCTGCATCCTCTCCTTCGTAAACTCTTTCTGTTCTTCCGAACTCGTCGATCACTGCCCATCTCTTCGAATCATATTTCTTTGCATGAAATGATTCAGGGGATCTTGGAACTAAGATTTCTGATTCTGCAGCTTCAGTTGAAGCTTTGACGATATTTTCATTCTCGTCAACCTTTGGCGTTGTTGCGTCTATTATCTCTGCCTCAGGTTTCTTCTCTCGATTTCTTTTACCCATTTTGTTCTTCTACAGAGTGAAGCCAAGCTTGAATTGCGTCAACCTGAGACTTCGCCTCTGCTAAATTAGTGTATAATTTTAAATAGCTCTCTAGCGTATAAATAAGACTTACGTCCTTTGTTTCGATCATTTTATTAATGACCAAAGTAATTTCTGAAAATAACCAGTCGATCATCGCTTTGCCTTGCTCAGATTCTTTAAAGTTAGCAATTGCAGAGAACTTATCATAGAGACGCGCGTTCTCATTGATCGCCTCTTTATCTGCTGGGTCTTTGAATCTTTCAAGTAAACCTTTAAACTTGTCCATATGTTTCTTGTGCTACAGAAGGTATTGTACCTGCTGTTTGCATATTAGCCCCACCAATTGAATCTGGTAATGGGGCACCGGTGTCTGGGCCTGGTACAGGGCCAGGAGTTCCCGGGCCCATCGCTTCTCCAAGCAGTCCAGATTCAGCGGCTTGTAAGTGTGCTTTCAAAATCATGTTTCTCGTTACGATCTCTTGTAAGCTTTCGAAGTAAGCAGTAACTCTTTGTTCTTCTTTCTCTGTTAATTTATGTTCTAATAAGAAGTCGACGATCTCTTGTAAGTACGTAGTATCTGCTTTAGGGTAAGGAGCAACTGTTTCTCCTTCCATCAATTTCTGTAAGTCTTCTGCTGCTTTAACAATTTGCTTCTCATCTTTTCTTTGTTGTGCTAGCAATCTCTTAATTTCAATTTCAGATAGACCAGCAAGTCTTGCAGTTAATTCTGCAACGACCATTGGGTTAGCTGCTGGATTGCCGTGCAGTGAAGTTAAGAATTCCATTTTCAATTTCTTAGAAATAGCATCTTGTCTTGCAGCTGAAAGACCTCCCGTGATCTCTACATCAAATTTAACTAGGTCTTCATTTGTAAGTTGTTCAACGATAACTGCTCCCTCAGCTCCGAGAATCTTGACTGCTGCTGCCTTCGTTAATCTTTCAGATAAGAAGCCTAAGTATTTTTGAGCAAGTCTCATATGGCACCGACTGTATGAAGCTTCGAACTGAAGCATCCTCTTTTCAACCTCTTGCATATTACCGTAGTAGATTCCAACCTTCTCTGTAGACGATTCCATTCCCATGCCAGCAGGCGTAACTCCTGTTATCTTAGCAGCAAGATCTTCTAAGATCCCTGCCATCTCTTTTGCATTACCAGTTCCGAATGCTTGCGTCTGCAAAGTATGAATTCCAGTCTGCGGATCTTTACCAGCAGAGACGGGAACTAAAGCATCTGGTGTATATTTTAACAATGCAGGATTCTTAAACGTATTAGGGTCATAGATCCTCATTGGCTTATTGATTGCCTCGTTGTTATCAAATAACTGGTTCAGTGCAACGTTACGTAAGATGAATAACTCTCTTACTCTATCCATCGGCGATGGGCTCCAGAAATTAAATAAGTCTGGGTAGTAAGCCCAAGATTCAAATGGGTAGCAAGGAACGTTTGACTCACTTAAGATTGGTGTAAGTTCTTCGAGCTTTCGTTGTTTAATAATAATCTTTTTTTCTAAATCAAGTAGGAAATAATATCTAACTCCGTTTACGTGAGTATACCACTCAAGCAACTTGTATGTTGAATCTCCTGCTTGGTAATTGCTTTGTAGATCGAACCCCTGTACATTCAAACGATGTTGCTTCTCGTTGTTTTGATTATCTGGAAGAGCAGATGTTTCCTCTGCGTATGAATCGATCAGTTCTTTAACTTTCTTTTTATCATAAGAGGTATTTCTTTCTAAGTCTGCTTTTGACTTAATGATATTGTCTTGTCCTAAGTATCTAGCAGTCTCTAATGAAAGGCCACTTGTTAACGGATCGATCAAGAAGTCGTAGTGATCAACTGGGTCTAACTTATGTTTATAAGGATGAGCAGTATATATTTTAAAAAGTGCTCTACCAGAAACCATTGCAAGTTTCTTAGTTAATAAATCTTTCTGTTCCCAGTCTTCTCTTTGAGGTGATCTTTCAAATTCGAAGAACGATGTAACTTTCTTTGCTTTCATTACGTCACCTTCTTCAACTGGGCTAAAGTTAACAATAACAGGTGAATTGATCTTAGCAAGTAAAGTATCTTCGAAACCAGCCATCAACTGAATCAGGATATTTGATCTGTTAGTCAGCGTTGGTGGTTTCTTCCCGTAAAGAAGATCTTCGTTAGCGTTCCAACTTACAACTCTCGTTTGTCTGTATGCAAACGCTGCATCGTATTCGCTTTTGATTCGAGTAAGTAGTTCGTCATTATCTGGAAACTTCTCCTTCGGGATCTGAGAGGTCGTGTCATTGCCTAAAACGGCTTTATCTTTTTTCATAGTTTATATGTTAACACCAGGATAGAGCGGAGTATATTCTGCTTCTTTGCTATCGTGGTCATTTAGATTTTCGATCTCGACTGTTTCTATAAACGTTAACATCAATGCGTCGAGGTTGTTCGGTGATTTATAACCTTGCTTTCTCATTTCTCTCTTACTCATTATTTTCATTCGACCTGAAAGCTCAGTTCGTGTTCTTATTGTTTTCATCTCTCCCTTCCAACTGTCGTCTTCGATTAGTTCACCCCCGGATCGTAACCATTTCTTTAAAAGGTGATAACCCTTAGCTCTGAGATTGATATATAGCTTATCGCCATTTGCTTTCGCATATTCCTCTTCTCTCTTGTCAACTGAATCTCCAACGTTTCTTGCATCAACTCTGTAACCAGCAAGTGCAAGTTCTTGGGCAACGTTAGCACCTTCTCCGAAGTTATCAACAGTAGTCATCTCTGGTGGAACATCAAAAAGTTCAAATAGTTGTATTGTCTTCTGCGCAATTGACTTCGGGTTAGATGTCTTTTCTCTTGCAACGATTTTTGCTTTAAAGTTATCTCTAATAACCCAAGCAGTAATATCATCTCCTTCTCCTGCAGGATCAATGCCCATTCTCCGTGGGCCAACGAACGGGGCATCAGGAGTAAGCCTTGTGTCCTGCTCGAGAAAGAGAGGACTGTAGTTTTGATCATCGATAGCATCCTCCTTTGGAAAGTTCCCTTGAACTCTGTAACGATACTCGTCTGAGTTCATTGAATGCTTATCGATTATTCTTTGAACGAACTTCTTATTAACGATCGGACTTTCTTCAGCATTAAAAGCATAGCACTGCCAGCTTTCCTTGTCAGAATTATGTGAATCGTAAAAGTAACCAATTAATCGAGTCGGGTTTGATATCATAACAAACAAATAATTGTCACCAGTCAAAGCACCTTCTCCTGTATTAAAAATCTCGTCAGGAACACCAGAGGCTTCATCGACGAGGTATAGAACATAATCTGCGTGAACACCAGCTAAAGCTTCTGGTGATTCTTTTCTAGCGGTTCTTGCTCTAGCAAACCAGGTCTTTGGAGATTCGATCATTCTGATATAATCATTTGACCAATCGTAGAGAGCCCTGATCTCGTTAGGGAGCCTGCTTAACCAGATCTGGGCCTCTTTCCAAAGTATATCATTTAATTGGTCAGAGGTAGGTGCCGTACAAGGTATCTGTGAGTTCTTATAGCAAAACAAGAACCACAGTAATAACCACGATAGCGTAGCTGACTTCCCAATCCCGTGTCCTGATCGAATTGAAATTCTTGGTTGTGCTTTCTTTTCCATTGCAGCACCAACTCCAAGAAGTATAGCGACCTGTTGCCACGTAACGTGCTTCCCTTTTTGGAATTCCCCGAACCATTGACCTTTGAAAGAACTAAAATCACCTGATGCAACTGCCTTGTCGTATTTGTCTTGATATTCTGGAAGTATCGGTTGAGGTTCTAACTTGAACATATCGCATACCCATTTCAATGGAGACTTCTGCCAAGCTAAAAATATTTCAATGTCTTTCTCAGTTAGTTGCATATCAATTTAAAAAATTAAGCGCTTTCCCAGCTTGGAACTAAAATTGGATCTCCTTTCTCGTCCTTTTGAATATTGACGACTGTTAAGACCTGACCTTCGTCTCCGATCGGTAATGCAACAAATGATGTACCGTTAAAGAAAAGAAGATCTCCAACTGTACCAGATGAAACCTGTTCAGCAAATGCTGGAGCAGCAGCTGTACCGATATTTATAAAAACCTTTCCGTTGTTTAAATTGGTAATGACGCATCCTGGTGCGTATGTCTCTAAAGCAGGAATGTCACCTCTCTCGACTGTTGCTTCTAAGATTAGCCCGTTAGGTGCTTTCTTAGTTATCGAAAGTTGTGTTCCTTTTACTGGCTCGTTCATAATGATAATGATTAAGTGTTAAATTATTTCAATTATATCAAAAAATCAAATAGATGTAAATAGCTAGAATAATTCAGCAGGTAATTCAGCTGGTTTAGGTTCTTCTATTTCTCCATCAATAACTTTAGCTTGTTGTATCTCGTTTGCTTTATCAAATAACGAAGATAAGGAAATCGTCCCCTTAATTGTTTGGTCGATCTCTACCTTATCACTCCAACCGTAATTGTTTTTCAATGTGAATATGGCACCAGTAGGTGGAGTCCCCTGAAGTAATTTCTTTTCACACAAGTTCTCGCATCGTAGTTTAGCCATCTCGATAATGTGATAAAAGCGATCAGTGCGGGAGTAGTTCAATAACGTAACCCTTGAAACTCCAAGGTAGAGAGCTAACCCAGTTATTGAATAATCTTCTTTCTTCCTATCGCATTGTGCGAAGTAAGAATTTACCTTGCGTTGTAGTTGTCCGGGCGTAAGAGAATCTAAAATTGATTTTGTCATATGAGTTAGAATTAATTAATTTCATTCTATCACAAAACTAAAATGTTGTAAATGTCTCATTGCATTCGCTATTAACTTTCGACAGTTTAAAAACTTAAAATAAATTTTTGAAAGAAGACAGCAGTTCTTCTACCCCCGTGTTGTTTCTCGGGAACAGGAAGCTAACAGACCGTTCTTCTAATGTTGAGAATCGACAGTTGTTCTAATGTTGAGAATCGACAGTTCTAAAAGTTTGTTTGATATGCTAGAAGATAGTTAGCGCGACGCAATCGCAAAACGCGAGGGTGGGGTGAGTTGCGGTACGCGCGCTGACATGCGCATATCATTTACTCCTTACCCTCCCCCAATTTATTTTCCTCTCCCCTTAATTTTTTTCTTACTCCTAATCAACTTTAATTTCAGAGAATACCGTTTTCCTTAAATTTCTTTAAATTTCTAGAGAATTTATTTTGACTGTCTGTTAATAACTTATATTACCATTGATTTTATTGCCATTTTCTTACTATTTACTTTTTTGTAAAAGGTTATTATAATATAATCAAACAATTCCTAATACCTTTACAACTTAATTCTAAACTAACTATAAATATCCTTTAAGGAATTTACGGTTATATCAATTAAGTTAAAAGAATAAGGAATCAATTTATTTAAAAATTTATAGTCAGACTTATCGTTATACTATACTATACTATATACTATACTATATACTATACTAATAGTATACTATAAGAAGACTACAATGTTATGAGAAACTATAAAGAAGCAGTCTATCACGCTATAGTTAGCAGAGAAGACTACAAAGTAATAGTAGAAGGAACAGAGAGAAAGAAGTTAAGAAGAATAGCAAGAAAGAAGTATAGTAAAGAATACAGAGAAGAGGGAAGTGTAATAATAATATCAGGAGAGAATAAGAGAGATGCTATTAAGAAATATGAAGCCTCTTTAATACAGAGAGAAGAGAAGAAGATTAGTAAGAAGAAAGAATCAGAGAGGAAAGTTAAAGGAGAGAAGAAGGTAAAAGCGAAGAAAGAGAAGAAAGCAGCGAGTTATGTAAAACCATCCCTCGAAGCATTGCAAAAAGAGGAAACTAGGAAAGCAGCTAAACTAAGCAGAAAGAATGCAGAGTCAGATACCATCTTTGATTAATCTCAGTTATGAGATTTGACTAATCACATTTATAAAATTTGATATTTAAAATAAAATAGGCAATTAAGCTTACGCTAACAATAAATATATGGGGAAAAGAGTATCATTAAGCTTCGTCAAGAAAAATTCTTTTAATACCAGAGAAGAAAGCCCAGTTTTATTCTCACACTGGCGAGGAGAAGAACTAGGTGAACAAGCAGAAGTCTATATGGAAGACTTAATAGCAGAGATTAAGAGCGCTCATGCAAGCAAGGAGTATACCTCAATAAAAGGAAGCCCCTTAGCAAGGCTTGAACCATCGAGAGTTATGATAGACTTTATCAGATGGCTTACAAAAGACCTGAGCAGAGTAGATAGCGACCTATATCTCTGCAAGGACGAAGAAGAAGGAGATAACTCAGACAATGGTCATATCACAGTTTATCTCGAAGGAGAAGGATTAAATGCATCTTACAGAATAACGGGAGAATGCATTATGAACGACGAAGAATAGGAAATTTATAAACTAAGCATTACAATTATGCCTAAAACAATTAAATGCAAATTCTGCGGTGAAGAGATGGAAGCAACCGAGAAGAAAAGGAATTACCACATCTGCAAACCAGAAGTAGAAGAACCAAGTCGCATTGACTTAGAAGAAGCTGTTATGATAGCAGCAGACGAATTATCAATGGACGACTTAGAATACCTGATAGACTTACCGACAGACACGACAGAATGGTTACGAGAGACGATGGACCGAATGAACGACGACGATTTGATAGACTTACACAAGCAGATTGAAGACTACAAGAAAAAGAGAGAGCAGAAAGCGAAGGCTCGAATGACAAGAGCAACAAAGAGAATTCTCGACTTACTTACTGCAATGCAAGGTAAGCCAATGACTCAACTGCAATTCCAAGCAAAGAGTCTTGCTAATAAACTAATCAAATAAATATGGGAGCACCAAATTTTTACAATGCTAACGCAAAGTATATCTATGCAGTAGAGACAGAGGAGGATATGGATTATGAATTTTTTATAGAAGATGTACGTACTTTAATGGAAGAAGAATTCAAAAATGCTTTTGATAGAAAAGATGAGTGGGATAACAATAGAAATTACGGAGGAAAAATAATTGGAATGATTCATAAAACTTTAGGTGATGAACAAATAATGATTAATCTTATAGTTAGAGGTGGATACTACGCTGGAGTTAATCTAGACTGGGACGCAGAGTTCATCGTAATGGAGAATGAGTATGAAGAGAACTACGATTTAGAATGTATAGATTTAGATAAGTTTCCTAATGTTAGAGATGAGTTCCACAAAGCAATTAATAAAGTAGAAGAGATTTACAATAAGTTATCTACTCCACTTAATAAAGTCGGACAGTTCTCTAATGGTGAGGCTGTCTATGAGAAAGCTAATAATTAAATAATAAAAAGATGGTCACATACAACGAGAAAGAATTAGTTAAGAAATTCAAAGGGAAGTTCATTGATACCTCTGCAATCTACGACTATTCAAAGCAAGGATGGAGATATGAAGTTAGAAGTGTTAAGAAAACGATTCACGAAAATCATAACCTACCAGAGGATTGCATATTGAAGTGAGCAAACTCTGTTCCTGAGCCAGGATCCCTCGGGAGTAGAGATTCGTTCATTTAATTGTCTCACCTAATACTTAGAAATTATGACAGCAGCAGAAGCAAAAAGACAAGGATGGCAACCAACTGCAAATTATTACGCAGGAAGCCAAATCTGGGTACGCAATGGCAAATATGGACTATACAGTCCCTGCCTTGACTTACTCACAACGATCTAACAAATGGGGAGAGAGCAATACCTCTCCCCTCAATTCACTTACAATTAATTGATATAGTTTATGATTAAGCAATTTTTAAAACGACAAGGTAAGTTATATAGAATACGCCACCTGATTCAAAAGCACGGAGTGCTATTTGCAATCTATGCAGACGAATCAGGGAGAAAGGTCGAGGCGGTCTATACTCTACCAAACTTGACCTTAGTCGGTGGATAGAAATTAAATTTTATATATGGGAACATACGCAATTGTTAGATTCTATCGCAAGAGCGGTAGAAGAATTATAATTAAACGAGGACTCTCACTTGAACAAGCGCAAGCTCATTGCAGCAGAGAAGACACTAAGCGAGCTGGAGTTTGGTTCGATGGGTATACTCGAGAAGAAAATTTATGAGTAAAGAAACAAAACAAAAAGTAGACGGTGTAATGGTGATGGTTGATAACTTCGACCAGATGCTAATGCTAGGAGTCAATAAAAAGGATGACTTAGAATGTATTATCAAAGTCGATAAGAACGCAGAAGACGTAAACAAAGCATTCTTCATGATGATAGCGAAGATCTTTAGTGCACAGCTAGAAACGAAGTCGTGTCAATTTGAGTTAATTGCATTAATTGTTGCTGGAATACTTGCAGGAGCTAGATGCAAAGAACCAGACGAGGTTAAGAAATTTATAAATCATTTATACAAAACATATGGCAAATAAAATTTTAAGAAAACTAAAAAGACTCTCTCCGTTCTACAAACTGCACGAGACAATACAGAACTTAGACTACGAGGTTCAAACAATTAGGGATTCAATGGAAACATTTGAAAGTGATATAGAGGACTTTGCAACCGCAGACGATGTAAGACATGAGACAGAACGTCTTGAAGAAATTATTGAAAATAAAGCAGATTACTCAGACTTTGAACAGCTTGAAGAGAACTTTCAAGACATCTCGGAGAAGTTCGATGACATAGAAGAAGCAACTCGCCTGCTAACAGTTAAATACGAAGAAAGCATAGCGAAAGACGAATTGCTACGCAAAACAGTACAGGCCCTAATTGACGTTTTAAAGGACGCAAGATAGCATTCTGTCTATTTATACACAAATAGCATTTATAAGTCAAATAGGAGCTGTTTTGGCAGAATAAGAGCATGCCTAGCTCCTAACTTACAATTAAGTTTTACCTTATGAAACTAGAATCATTAAAAATCAAGAAAACATACTCTTCTTCTGGGATTGTCTATGGCAAGCTTTGGGGCGGAGGCAAAGGTACATACCCTGCTCAGAATCTGGGGCCTCATAATAGCAAAGAAGAATTGCTCGAGGAAGCTAAGAAACTTCTTTACGATAATCTGTTAGACGATGGGATGGGCTTCGAGCAATTGCTAGGAGCTACTCTTAGAATTACAACACTAGAGACTGTAATCATAAACGGTAAGGAATATTATCGAGAGACAAGTGAGATTGAAGTGATAGGAGACACTCCTCACGAGCTAACAAAAGAATTCCTGAGCATATGAAGATGGCAGACCAATATCACAGACCAAGAAGACTGCACATTCTAAAGGATGCTGACATTATCAAGCTTGATCATTTCATCAGAGAGATTGCAGATACTCTAGAAGAGAAGGCAAAGGTCTACTTTGTTAAAACACCAGAACTTTCTTACTTATTGCAAGAAGGCTACGAAGAGGAATATGAACTTGCTCTTTCGTATCTCTATCGCAATCTTGAGAGAGAGCTGAGAAACTATGTCTAAGAAATTATTAATGCAAAGCAATATTCTTTGCAGACAGTGCCAGAACAGACAAGGTCACGTAGAACTGAAAGACAGACGCTACTGGTTCTACTGTCCTTGCTGCTTCTACTCTGCACCTATATCGCTTGCTTTCTATCGCAATGCCCAAAAGAATAAGCAAACATCTGGAAGAGAAATTAATAGCAAACAAATTGATTGCACTAGAGATGCTAAAGAAGCAGATATTCAAAATGCTGATAGGGTCTCAAATCAATCTAACATCAAGGTTGATGAGATTCAAGATGCACAGAGATCTCTCTTTGACGGCAACTGAAGTAGTGCAATTATCTGAAGAGTTAGTCGAGCTCTGCAGAATGCACTTAAACGAGGTCTTCAGAGAACTTTATAAATTAAAAGAAGAATCATATGGAGAAGAACACGCAGATTTTAACATTGAAGAAAATCTTGGACACGATTAGAAATGGTACTCCTTGCAAGGTTATCGGGGAAGACAGTGACGGTAATGCAGAAATCTTGTTCTTGGAATATAACGAGACTCGGAGAAAGTTTTACTTTAGACGAACTTTAGATGATGTGCAAAGAATAACAATTAACACGAGAGAAGCTAAGGCAGCAATCATTCGCACTTTAGTTGCTCGGCAAAAATATGAAATATGAATCGATGTCTGTGCTTTACGGCTATAAAGGGTTAGTTGCTGCAGCGATCTCAACATTATTTCATCGTTTTGACATAACAAGCGCGATGGAAAAGAACGGAAAGGTAACACGTGCTAAGGCAATCTCGTACCATACAGACGCTCTCGACCTCACTGATGTTAAGATGATTAGAATGTTTGGAGATTGCAGTGATAACTTCGATACTCTTAAATTATTAAAAGCAGCAGCAGACCATAATCGAAAAGAACTTAAACGTCATTTAAAACAGTCGTCTGTTAATAACTAATATTAAGCAATATTTATAAGCATATTGTAAACTATTTACAAAATTCTTAAAAGTATTTATAATGATATTACAATCATTTTATAATTAATGCTCGTCACTATACTCTTTAGTATACACGGCAACAAGAAAATGTTTTTTCTCGTAGACAAAAATGATTCGGAGATTAAACGCTCCGAGAATCGAATGGCTCTAAGAAGAGCTAAGCGCAAGATGAAAGATTTATCATTAAGAATCGTTGAAGGGGCAACTCTTAAAGGAGCTCTCTCGAACGAGAAGAAAGCAGTAGCTAAAAAAGTAGCACCGGCTAAGAAAGCTCCTGCAGTCAAGAAAGCAGTCGCTAAGAAAGCTGAACCAGCTAAGAAGGCACCTGTTAAAAAAGAAGAGCAAGTCGCAGAACCAAAGGTCGAAAAGGAACCAGTACAAGGCAGCCTATTCTAATGGCTATCGATTTTAATTCTGGAATCCTATTTGACGATACTGATGTCGAAAAACTATCGAGCAAACAATCAAGGGAGGTTCTCAACCCTAGCGACGAGGATGTTGAGAAAGTCCTGAAGGTACGTCAAAAGGGAAAAGCAATTGAGATACCATTAGACTTAGAAAAGAAGTACGAGAAATATCGAGATTCATTTGAGCCGTCAACTGCCTCGAAGAAAGAGATTCGTGCTTTTAGAAAAGTTCTGACAGAGATCTCAAACTTTAAGTACCCTAAGAAATCTAAAAAGAAAAAATAATGGCTACACGAGACGAACTTGTTTTTTCTCGAATGAGGAAGAACGTAAGGAAGACAGTACAACTTAAGTTTAGGTATTACGAGCTCAGAATAAAAGCAAAGATCATTCTTGGCAAAGAAGACATTCCTTATGATGTAATACTTCCGATGATTCGTCTAACGTATCTTAGGAAAGTTTATATCAAGAGGGAGCTATACGCTGAGCTCTTAAAGATCAATGGGATCACTGGGGCAGAGGCTATGATTGAAGTCTTCGCAGTTTACGGGACTGAAAGAGCTTTAGGAGAATATAAACGCTATCTCGGTGAGTTTCTATATTTTATAAGTAATCTCCAATCAAATGAGCAAACTTTGTGTCAACATCAAAACTCTGCAGCATATTACGAACAGCCCGATAAGCATAGCTTTATCCCCGAGAGACTATGAGTTTCTTCCTAAAGCTTGCATGAACGGAGTCTGGTATGACTTGCCTGCATTCTATGCAAAGAAATTCGATATTGAGGTAGTCAAAGCAGGGCTTACAAAGCTAGATGGCGTCTCGCAAGTCGAGATTGAAGTTGCACGAACATATGGCAGTACAAAATATGCAGTAGAGAAGAAAGTTCCGCTTGGAAAGATTGAACTGACAATTGAATGAAATACTACAACGACAACGGTAAGATAGCACATTTAAAAATAGCACCGACTCTTAAACTGGTAATTGGTTCAGATGCATTGATTATCTTTTACACAGAGAACGAACGTATTACGATTAGTCCCGGTGAAGAAGAGATCTTAGTTTCCTCTGTACCAATTACAAACAAGAAAGAGTCAAATTTGATTGCGGTCTATACAGACAGATTAAGATTCTTAGATTATAACGGTGAAGTTAAATATGCTTCTCGTTTAATAACTAGATATTGCAGACAATTACTAACAATCAATGGAGGGCACAAAAATGAAATGGACATTCCCGAGAATCACAATCAAGAAGACGCAGAACCAACAATTGATGAAGATCTGCGAAGAGCTCTTAGAGTTCACTCAAGAGCAAGATATGCATAAGAGAGACTTAGAAGCAATTGACGTTCTACATGCAGTAGAGACATTTCTAAGAATTCGTTTTGCAGGGAGAGAAGATGTTCTAGATTCTATAATCGAACAAGTCGTCTCTAAAAATCGTGCTAGAGGTAAATACAGCTAGTACGTGGGGGAGCAATCCCCCTTTTCTTACTAACTAATAAGCAAGGTCGATTGCTTATTTTAGAAATATATTTAACAATTAATTTGAACAATTATGGCTAAAAAGAAAAGGGAAGTAGGTGCAGCAGCACCAGCAGTAGCTGAGTTATCAATAACACGAAGCTACTCAAGAAAACTTAATATGAGTGCTTACGGTGGTAAGCAATACGAAACTGCAGATCTATCTGCAACAAGAACAGCACACAACGTGCCTGTAGATTTGTCAAAGCAAGTAAGCGAAGATCTCTATCAACAATGTGTCGAAGAAGTAGAAGCTTCTATTGATGCAATTGCTAACGAGATCGACGAAATCAAAAGCGAAGACGTAAAACCTAAAAAACAGAAAAAGAAAGTAGCACCAGGAGTTGATATCGAAGCTACTGAGATGGAAGAGATTACGACTTACGTCAATGACTTAACTTTAGCTAAAACTAAAGGAGAGTTAAAAGAAGCTGTAGCTAAAATCAAAACAGACGCAGCAAGATTCAATGATTCTCAGAAGGAATATTTAACTGCGTACTACAAAAAGAGATTAGCTGCTTTAAATGAGTAATCATTTATTGAAGAGCATTTCTTATTCAGCATATCGCGATTATAAGAATTGCCCTAAGCTCTTTTATTATCGCAAAGTGTTAAAGCTAAAACTACCAGAAGATCCTCTACAGCTGATCTTCGGTAAGTCTTTACACTTAGCACTAGAGCTACAAGTTAAGGAAAGGAAAGATCCGGTTAAGGTTTTTCAACAAGACTTTACACGAGACAAGCTTTTGAGTCTCGATCTTGTAAAATTTTTAGAATACGAAGCTGAGGGAATACATCTCTTGACTTTCTGGAAAGAGAAACATAAAGAGATAATGAAACCACTCGGAAAGGTCTCTGAAGCAGAGACTGCGTTTTCTATAAAGGTCGGACAAGATCCACTTACTAAGCTGATGCTAGATATACCACCAATTAATGGAGTAGTCGACTTCGTACTTGACGGGACTAACGGAATTGGTGATTATAAGACTAGCTCAAAGAAGTATACACAAGAAATTGCTGATACTTCTGACCAACCTACATTTTACTATTTATGGCATTTAATCGAAAGAGGAGAATTGCCAAAAGCATTCTACTATATTGTCTTCAGGAAGAACATAAAGAAAGAGCCAATTCAAGTCGTGTCTACGACAAGGACGTTGACTCAAGTCTCAAATCTTCTTGCTGATATTCAATCTGTTATTCATTCAATCAATAACAGGGAATTCAGTCTAAGGCATACAGAGGGCTTTTGCGATTGTTACAAATACGAAGATATGCTCAAAGTCTAATATGGAGAAAAATGAAATCACATTTGATGAGAATAAGTGGTACTCAACGACAGAAGTTGTACAGCTTGCAAAGCAAGGCTATGCCCCTTTCAAGTCGTTAGGAACTCTTTACTCAATTATTCAGGCAGGTAAGATTCCTGTAGTAATTAGAGGAGACGAGAACCGTAAGAAGTACTACATTCAAGGAAAAGACCTCGTTGCGTTCTCTGAAAGTCAGAAGGTATCTGTCACAAACAAAGATGAAGAACAAATGCAAACGAAGCGCTCTAAGACTAAGAAATAAGGGAATCTCGGTCATTCCAATTCGTCCCGACAAGAAACCTTATATCGCTTGGAAAGAGTATACTGAAAGAATTGCTACTGAAGATGAAATCAACAAATGGTGGCAAGACTACCCAGATGCTAATCTTGGCATCGTTACAGGGAAGATCTCCAACTTAACAGTAGTCGATGTAGAAGAAGGAGGCATCATTGATTATCTACCAGAGACTCTAACAGTTGCTACTGGTGGCGGAGGCTTTCATCTTTACTATCGCTATTCTGATAAGTTTAAAAATGCAGTACGCATTAGAGACTTGACAGATATCAGAAACGACTCTGGTTATGTCATTGCACCTCCATCAATTCATAAGTCAGGAAAGCAATACACATATCACAGTAAGAAAGCTATTTCTCAATTTCCAGAGCATCTCTTTCTTACTGAGATTATTAAGCAAAGAAAAAATGATTGGAACGTTCTTTTAAAAGGAGTCTCCTCAGGGAACCGAAATCAAGTAGCAGCTAAGATCTGTGGCTTGATTCTAACAAAGACACCGTTCAATATGTGGGAATACGTTGCTTGGCCTGCAGTAAGAGATTGGAATCAGCATAACAAACCACCCTTACCAGAAGACGAGCTTAGAGCTACATTTGATAGTATCTCTGGGAGAGTTCTTTATTCTCAGAACGACTCGGAAAGAGAGATTCTGAATTTAACTGACTTAGCGAAGAGATATCAAGAGGAAAAGAAAGAAGCAACGAAAGCAATTGTACCCTCAGGATTCGAGACACTGGACTTTTACCTCAACGGAGGTTTTAGACCTGGTGATCTAATCTTAGTTGGTGCGAGACCTTCAGTTGGTAAAACTTCATTTGCTTTATCTGTCGCATATAACGCAGCTAAGGTTGGTAAGAAAGTGTTATTCTTTTCAATCGAGATGACCTCGCTAGAGCTTTACGAACGTTTGCTTTCGTTCCACACTGGAATTCCTGCTAGTCTCATTATCAATGGGACTGCAAATAAGAAAGAAGTAGAGGAAGGAAGTCTTTCTCTCTCAAAGCTGCCAATCCAATTGGCAGAGCTATCTAAAGCTACTTCGAAAGAAGTCGTCGAGATAGCACAACGTCAACTTTTAGAATCAGAAATTGATTTGATTATCGTAGACTACATACAATATCTACGAGACAAGCACAAGTCAGGAAACGATTCAACAAGAGTTGGCGAGATCTCAAAAAACTTAAAATCACTAGCTCGTTCTACAAAGATCCCAGTACTTTGCCCGTGTCAATTGAACAGAAAGACAGAGGAGGGGGGTAATACTCGCATGCCTCGACTTTCTGACTTAAGAGACTCTGGTAATCTCGAGCAAGATGCAGATACAGTTATCTTGCTTCATAGAAAATCGACAAGCGACACTCATAAGTCAAAAACTAATGTTATTGTTGCTAAGCAAAGGAAAGGAGAAACTGGACAGCTAGACTTACACTTTAATTTACAGACCACTCGGTTCGAGAACGATCCGATCGAGTAGTCCTTAACACTATGGCGTACAAAGATAAAAGATTAGCTAAATTAGCTATGGGAGGGGGCAAGTTTATCAAGTTAGATGTTGGTGATTCTTTCAAAGGCACTTACGTAACTTGGAGATCTGCTTACGATGAAAAATTTAAGAAGACTAAAGTTGAATTTGTTTTCAGAGACGAGAAAGGAGAAGAAAAACTCTTAAGCACCTCATCTAAGAAAGTAATTGCAAAGATGGCAAAGGTTATACCAGGAAGCGAATTGAACTTGACGAAGTTAGGTGAAGATAGGCAATTAGACTATGCAGTTAAAGTATTGGTTGAGGGTAAAGCCACTGCCCAAAACGCACCAGACGAAGATGAAGACGAATTAGAGGAAGGAGAAACTATAGCATCTGCATCTACTGACGAGGAAGAAGAGGAGGAAGATGACGATGAAGAAGATGAATTATTCTAACATGATTCTTTTCTTCGAAGGAGTTGACAAAAGTGGCAAGTCAACTTTGATCAAAAACTACAAGGAGAAGTTAGGTCAACGGGCTGCTGTCTATAAGAACTCATTCGTCAAACCAAGCGATGCTGGACTTTCTTTCAAAGATGCAATCACTGGTTTCTATGCTGGTCTTTACGAAGGTTTTCTTTTTAGAGCAAACACAGAGATCTCTTTAGTCGATCGATCGCATATAACAGAAATTGTTTATGCACCGATCAAGAGGGGGTACGATGCAGACATCCCGAGATGGAGGCAAATTGAAAAGATTTTTGCAACATTAGAAGAGGCAGCAATTGTCTATGTTGATACAAGTAATTTGACTCTCGCTCAGAGGCACGAGATTGAGCCAGACGATTATATCGAGATTGAGGAGATTGTACGTATCAAGCAAGGGTATGAAGATTATTTTGCATCAAATACTCTTTTGCCAGTCATTAGAATTAACGGAGACGCTACTCGAGAAGAAATGCTCGATGAGCTCTCACAGAAAATAGATGAACATTTCGGAAAAAAAGATTAAGGCAGACAAATCAAAGGACTTGTTATTACAGATGTTCGATGCACAGAAAAGTGTTGAAGAAGACTTTGCTATCGTCGAAGGCTTCCCAGAGAGATTAGTCTTTGGGAAGCTTGAGCATCTTCATCACCCAGAAGTTTGCAGGCACATCAATGACCAAGTTCTTTGGAGGATGGTTCAAGAGATCGTCGAAGCAACAATCGCACTTAAGAACGCAAAGACGTGGAGGCAATCTAAGTATCTGACAGACGTTCATGAGTATCTAGACGAAGTTGCTGACATTATGATCTATTTTATTAACTTATGTTTTGCTTCTGGCATTACTCCTGAACTGTTAGTTGATTCGGTTCTTAAAAAGATCGAAGTCAACCACGACAGGATTCGCTCGAAGTATTAAATCAAATGAGAATATACTTAAATTGCAAAGAAGCGATTACTGACATCGGTAGGGAGCTTAAGAAATGTGCAAGAACAGTTCACACGCAAACGTACCAGAACAAGAGAATTGCAGATGATCCTACTTTTGCAACGAAAGAGATTCAAGCATTTAGCTTTAGCATTATTGATACGAACGATAAAGACGAGATGCCGAATGCTTCTCTTGAATGGCTAAAGAAAGAATTTGCAGAGAGAATCGATCCTGACTTTATTCAACCAGGAGAGGCATACAAGTTGAGGCCAGAAGTATGGGAGCAATTTCTCGTCGAAAAGGAAATTATTGACCCAGAGACTAACGAGATTACTACAGTCAAAACTTTTGACTATACCTATAACGAAAGAATTCAGTGGCAAGTCTTGCCTGTTATCAACGAGCTAAGAAAGAACCCAGAAACTCGTCAAGCAATTATCGAAGTTCATAACAGATTGAAAGATACAAATCGCATGGGGAGAGAAAGAGTTCCTTGCTCTATGTTCTATCACTTTATGAAAAGAGAGGGTGCATTAGATGTGATCTACGTAATGAGATCTACAGACTTTGCTACTCACTTTCAAAATGATATCTGGTTAGCAGATGAACTAAGAAAATACATTGCAGAGCAAGTTGGCTTACCAATCGGCAAGTTCTTTATGTTTGCATCAAGCTTACATATCTACAAAAAAGATTGGGACTTACTATTAAATTACTAAGCAGATGATCGATACAAAGTTTATAACATATCAAGAGTTCTTAGATAACTACAAGCATAACGAGTTTGTAGTAGGCTACGATAAAGATGAATACGTTGTGATGGTAACGAGAGAAGGCAACGTTCGTCTGTACCTTTACATCTCAGACTTTCCTTACTACTTCTGCGTAAGACTTAAAGATGTACACGAGAACAAGCAAGTCTTTTCGTCTCTTAAGAAGGCAAGGCTCATCGATCGCTACGAGATCGAAGGTGATTATGTTAAACTCTTTGTTAAAACAACTGCTAGATACGCTACTCGAGATAATCGAGACGCTGTTCTCGATTATCTTGGCTCTCATCGCATACAAACGTACGAGGCTGATCTGTCCCCGTATCAAAGAATGCTCGTAGATCTTAAACTGACAGTTGCTACGAAATATAAGACTCTCTTCTTTGATATAGAGACAGACGACAGAGGTAAGGGTATCGTTATCGGTGCAAGGAGAATCGTTTCAATCGGAGCAGTAGATGATGAAGGTAAAGAATTCTATTGGACGGGAGAAGAAGACGAGATCCTACGATGCTTCTTTCGGAAGTTAGAACACTACGACCTTCTTACTGGTTGGAACTCTGAGAAATTTGATATTCCATATGTTAAAGCAAGAGCAAAGCTGCTTAAAGGCCAGGTTCCTTGGTATAATTGGAGACAGACAGTTCAAGTTGATATGATGCAAAAGATGATGGAGATCCATAAGAGAAACGTCGAGCTAATCAAAGAGGTTAGAAGCTTTTCTCTTAACTCTATTGCTAAGCACTTTCTTAATGAGTCTAAAGTTGATCACACTGAAACGATCTGGGAGTTATTTACTAAGAACCCAGCTAAGCTAAAAGAATATAACATGCAAGATTGCAGATTGCTTTTAAAGCTAGAGAAGAAACTAAAGATCATCGGGCAGAAGATAGCAGAGCATTCGATCTCTGGTTGCTTCTTAAACGAATTCGCAGTCTCTCGCATTCTTGATACTTATATTCTTAGAAACTCAGTTGGCTCTGGTGTTAGGTTTAAGTCTAAGCCACCGAGAGAAGAAACTGACTTTAATCCAAACAAGAAAGCAGGTTACGTAGGGGGCTTAGTTCTCGACCCAGATAAAGGTTTACATTTTGATGTTCTTCACTTCGACTTTACATCTCTGTACCCGTCAATCATTCAGACATTTAATATAAGCCCAGAGACCTGGCTTAGAGCAAGGAAGAAAAACGAACCAAAGACGAAAGAGGATCTCTTCTCACCGAACGATCAAGTCTTCTCTCGCAAGCAAGGTATTATTCCGAAGATTATCACTGGCCTATTGAAAGCGAGAAATGATATCAGGTACAACGAGCTTAAGAATTATAAAGAAGGTAGTCTAGAATACGAGGCTGCTTATTTTAAACAGTATGCATTTAAAACAATCGCGAACTCATTCTACGGCATTCTTGGTGCTAGCTTTACTCGCTACTATCGAAAAGAAACTGCAGAAGCGATCACTCTGTCTGGACATTTTCTACTGGGGATGGTCAAGAGGTGGTGCTCCATTCATCGATTTAAAGTTATCTATGGAGACACAGACTCTGTATTTGTCACAGCAGAGACAGGAGAGCACGAAGAGCCGGGCGAGATTGCTGCGAAGATCAATCACTATATTAACTACTACTTACTTAAACATATGGGGATTGTTGATTCTCAGATTGATCTTAAAGTTGAAGCTACGTATGATTCTTTTCTTATGGTGGGTAAAAAGAAATACGTCAAGAACGAAGGAGGAAAGCTAAAGGTTTCTGGCTTGGAAGCAAAGAGGAGAGAAACTTTACCACTGACTGCTAAGAAACAAGTTGAGATGATTGAGATGTTGATGCTTAAGAAAGCTACTCAGAAAGATATTATCAATTGGCTATTGAAATTAAAGAAGCACGTTATGGATGGAAAGCTTAAGCGAGAAGAGGTCATTCTCCAAGTAAAGCTTTCTAAGCACGCAGACGAATATCGCAAGGTAGTTAAAGATAAGAAAACAAAAGAAAAGATATTAGACGAAAACGGGAAAGAGCAATATGAACCATCAGCACTTGCTCATATTAAAGTTGCAGTCTGGTTACAGGAGAGAGGTATCAAAGAGGATGGCAGAAATACGTGGGAGAAGGGAAGCTACGTTAAGTATATCATAACAGACGGAACTGGCAAGCTTCAAGCTTCTAGTATTTACGATGAAGAGGCTAAATATGATCCAACTTACTATTGGGACGTTAAGATCTATGCTCCCCTTTATCGAGTTTTAAAAGTAGTCTTCCCAGATTATGACTGGGGGCAGTTCTTCGCATCTCCGAAAGTTTATAAGAAGATCTTACGAGCAGAGGAGAAAGAAGAGCTTAAGAATCAATAATATGGCATACGTAGGAATTGATCCAGGAGTGAAGGGAGCTATTGCTGTTCTTGAGAAAGACGAGCTATGCCTCTATCACTTCCCAACAATTAAAGTCGAGAATAAGAAAGGCAGAAAGATGTCTCGCTTAGATCTCATTCTCTTAGCAGAGGTTTTTAATTTGATAAGAGACAACCACAGTGTCTCTCGTATTATGATAGAAGAACCAATCTTGCTACCGAATCAAAATGTAGCAAGTACGTTTTATAATGGAGTAAGTCACGGGGCACTGCTTGCACTATGCGCAGCGACATTTGGAGTCACCCCCGATTCAGTTAAATGCAGAGACTGGCAAGATGCTTTAATTGCAAAGAGAACACCAGTAAACTCTAAGCACAGAAGAGATCACCGTAAGCAACTGAAGTTAGACTCGATTGCAGAAGCTAAGAAAAGATTCCCGGGAGTTGACTTTCGTAAATCTAAGAAATCTAAAATTGATCACGATGGGTATGCAGATGCTGCACTTATCGCGCTCTATTCGTCATTATGAAACCAGAAGTTAAGTCAGCATTATTTTATATAGCAATTTGTATTGCAGGTATCTTATCTGTATTTGCAATTGCGCCGCAGTAGCTTAGTTCGGAAGAGCACCTGCTTCGTAACCAGGAGGTCGTGGGTTCAAATCCCTCCTGCGGCTCATTACAACCCAGCCACTTTTTAGAGCTGGTATAATAATAAGTATATGAAAGATTTTTTTGAAGAAGTAATTTTACCAACACTCTTTTTGCTTTTGATTCTTCTCGTTTTTATAATTCCGATTGTTGCTCTTTCCTATTACGGAAGCTGTAGGCAAGCAAGAATCTATAATCAGAAACACGAGACGTTTTACTCTTGCACAGACTTTTTCTTTGCAGGCAACCAGATTAATCGAAAGTCTCAAGCAATTACGTTAGAGGAGCTAAGCCGATAACTCGGCTCTCCTTTTATAAGAGATTTAATAATTAACAGCCTAAGGGCTATGAATGTATGAAATTAAGATTTAAACAAACCTGCTTCGCTTGTCCAGAACAATATGATGTATTTGATGAAAATGATAAACAAGTAGGTTATTTAAGACTTAGGCACGGATATTTTAGAGTTGATTTTCCTGATTGTGGTGGAGAAACTATCTATTCAAGTGATAATGTAAAAGGAGATGGTTGTTTTTATGACGAAAAAGAATGTAGGCATTACTTGAACAGAGCTGATAACGCTATAAGAAAAAAATTAAGAGGTTTAATTTAACCCCCCACTAAATAAGAGATAATAAATAAACTTAATAATTAATTTATAATAGATATGAAAGACATATTAAAAGAGTTTGAAGAAAGATTTTTTTTTAGTGATGGTATTTTATGCGAAACAATAGGTAATAGTGGTCATAGCTGTAATTTAAATGATATAAAAGATTTTATAAGTAAAGCCATAGCCCAAACAAGAGAAGAAACTATTAGGGAGGCAAAAAGAGAAGTAAAAAAATATGTTTCATCTAAAAAGAAGATATTACACTTTAATAGAATAATTGCTGGTGAAGAAATATTGGCTATACTTAATAAACTAAAAAAGTAATATGAAGAAAAAGATCGTCAAGTTCCTAATCGAGTTAGTTGGAGACCTCTCATTCGTAGGAACACTAATCATCGGCAGCATCTTCTTTGCTGCAGTTATGATAGGAATCGGACTTGGTATGTACCAACTAGCCGCCTGGCTCGTTTCTCTATTTTAACACAAAACAAGCTCTAAAGCGTCTTTCTCGTTTTAGAGCCTTTTTGTGCGTTATTACGGATCAAATAGGCACTGTATAGAGCCTATAAACGGCTAGTTAATAACTCTTCTTTCAGCTAAATTACGAATACAAGCAATTGAGCCTTCTAACCAGGTGTTAAACGTAGTTAGCGAACCATCGTCTGTGTTACCAATATTGCCAGGGTTCTTTGTCTCTACTGCCTTGCCTCTAGTACCTGCCCCAGAGTCTTGTCTAATGACTGCTAAGAACTCTCTCGGAGAAACGTTGTAGTGGTCAAGTGCTTTTAATAAATCATCTGCGTCTTTCTGTAATGGGGAGTTTAAGCGAGTAAGTTCTGACTTAAACTTAGCTGCATCTACTGGACCCATCTGGTTATAGATTGCTCTAATAGCAGTTATGTGATCTGGGTTAGTTGCGTATCTTTTTGTCTCTAAATCAATATTGCCTATTGTTCTTCGTGAGCCAGCGTATTTTCCTTCGCTGGCTGTATATCTCTTCACTAGCATCGCGTAAGAATCTCTGTCTTCGTCTGTCGATGCTTTTTTATCAATTTGTTTCTTAAGTGCAGAAGCTCTTTGTGCTAAGATGTTAGGAAAACCTACGATACCAACTGCGAATGCTGACTTAGCTATCTTAGAATAAGCCTCGCTCAGCGATGCTGGTGTTCCGTCGTAGAATACGTATTTCAATCCACTTCTTTTAAGTAAGCCAAGATCTTCGTCTGCTATCGATCTGGGTACGATTAATGCATCGACGTCTTTAGCTAGAGATAGATCTTTCAAAACTTTTGCTTCCATATAAGTCCACTTGATCGAGTTGTATGCATTATTGATTGAATCTAAGAAACCTGTTGCTTGTTCTTTCGTTATCTTAGTACTGTACTGGTCTTCCATTAAGGAGACGAGTCTTGCTGGGTTCTTTAAGCCATCTTTCATTGATGCAAGTTCATGTAAGATTAGGGTACCTGTTTCTTCGTAGAACTCTGCGATAGATGATGGAGTCTTGCCTCCGTACATCTCTAGAACTTCGTCTCGTAGTCTGGACGGTATCAATTTAGCAGTCTCTTCTTTCTTAACTCTTTCTGCTGCAAAGAATGTACTAAAGTTTTCGTTATTAGAAGTCGTTAGCTTATCTGCTGCCTTTCTCATCTCAGGAAGAGATTTAATTCTTTCTGTAAAGTGTACGTTTGCATGTAGCATTCTACCATCAAATTCTGCACCTCTTAGACTTCCTTGTACTCCCTGCTTTGAATACATCTCTTTGACTTTAGCAAGTGATGCTTCATCAGTAATACTTCTAGGTGTAAATGCATCAGAAGAATAGAACATCACCTCTTTGTTCTTAGGGTTAACTGAATTCTTATTAATCACAAAGTGATAATCTCCAAAAGAGTGTGTAGGTATCGTATCTCCGCCTTTCTTAAATACGCCTACTGATGGTCCCCAAATCTTTCCCTCTTTGACGATTGACTGAAAAGCGTCAAGCTTAGTTGAGTGCACTGCAAGTAAGTCTTTCGTTTTACCAAGTGATTTAGCAACTGTCGAAGAGACCTCGTTCACTAATTTAGAAAGAGACTTTTGTAATGGCTTAGTCTTCTTACCTCTACTTGCAACTGCCATTCCTAATGCTCCGATCATTCCTGTTGCTATAAATGCATCAGAATCATTTTTAAGAATCAACTGAGATACCTTCTCTGGTTTCTCTTTAGCTTCCTCTTCAATTGGCTTATCTCTCATTCTGAAGGGGGAGGGCTTAGTCTGCGTATCTTTATGAGTGGCTTTTAGTATATCATCTGCTGAATGAAACATCCCTGTCTCCATTATGTAGTCCCTCGCATTGATTAAGTCATTCCATTTCATGTTCTTAGGTTTTCTTTCTTTAAGCTCTTTAAATAAAACAGGATCTGTCTCTTTAGCGTGTTGTAGTAGTCTTGCAGACATTATCAATGTAGCTTTCTCTCCTACTTCTGAAAGCATCTTCTTAACGTGCTCTGCCTGTTTCTCTTCTGGGAGTCTCATGAATTCAGGGTTAGTAGCTAATCTGTCGAGATTCTGTAACGTTCTTTGACCTACCCACTGTTGTAATAAAGATCTTTCAGGCCCAGAGAGTTCTACCTGTTCTCCAAATAAGCTAAGTTTCTTCTTAACTGACTTCGGTGCTAAACCAGAGTCTCCCGTAGCTGCAATCAAATCAAGTACGAGTTTAGCTGCAGGATCCTCGTTGTATGTTGACTGGAATCCAGGATTGAAGAAGACGTTAAAGATTGTTGGGTGTTCGTAGTCTTTTCTCGGTTCTCCAAGAGTCCCGTATGATGCTGGCAGATCTTCTGCAAAGTAAGGAAGTCTTGCTTTAACTTTATTCATCATTCTCTCTGCTGCTGTCTTCCCGTCTGTCATTTTCTTCTCGTTGTATAAATATTGACGTAGTTGATTAAAGAATGTTGGAGTAAATGATGCAGGAGCTCCTTCTAGTACAGTTAAGATATTCGTACCAGGATCTCCTTTGAATAAATCAAGTACTCCTGAAAGTAAGGGTTGATCTGCAAATGTCTGGGATGCACTAACGAATGCTTCTGCTAATGAAGCAAATTGCTCCTTAGGTGCTTGATTCAAGTTAGCAGCAATCTCGACGCTCATTGAAAGAGGTTCTGCAAAGTTATATGTGTATAGAGTATCTCCGTTCTTTAACGTTGGTTCGCCTTTAAAGTTATTCTCAACCCATCTCCGAACTGCTGAGATATTAATTTGATATTCTCGTAGACCAACTCTCTCTCCTAACTTAGCTTCGTCCCAAGTTCCAGTAAACTGCCCGGTGATAATACCCTGGCTTGTTAGATACGATCCGAGACCTGTTAAGCCAAACGTACCAATCGTTGCTCTGGCAACTGCGTGGGCTACTTCTCTGTTGTTTGCTTTAGTACCCTTTAAGAAAGGTAAAGCAATTTCTCTCATTGCTCTTACGTAGCCAACTGGCGAGTATTCTAATGCTCTTGCTAATAAGTTTCCAGGAGTCTTTGGATATTTTAGAACAAGATCTCCAAAACCAAAGTCTTGTCCGAGATTAAGGAATCTCTTAACCCAGACTGCTCCTTTAGAAATTGTACTGTCGTCTTGGAACGTAACGTAGCGACCTTCGTGGTCTGCAAGTTCGTGTGCTTTAATATCAAGTTCTTTCATATACTGGAGAGCTTTATCTCTTAGCTTTTGTCCTTTCAATCCTTCGTTCTTTGCTTTTAACCAAGCTTGTTCGTAAATGACTTGTTGATATTTTCTGTTGTATGATGCGTAGTCAGGTGCTTTAAGTACTGCTCCAGTCAGTCTCTCTAAGTAATAGAGAGGATTCTTCTTGCTCTTGAATGTTCTTTGTGGTAAATCAAATTTAGTTTTTAAATGAGTAGAGAGTCCTCTCCAACCAGCTTTCGCACCTGTTTTAAAATCAGCAAGATATTGACTTGTTCCTCTCATCCATTGCTCCCACATATTCCCTTGTCGTAATTTAACGAAAGAGACTGTTCTGTCTGCTCCTGTTAGTTTACTATTTAAAATATCAATAGGAGTTGCAACGTATTTCGTTAAACGTTCTGCTCTTCTAAATAATTCGTTACCAATGATATTTCTAACTTGAGTTGTAAGATTAAGCAATTGAGCAATAACTTGCATTGACGAAATTTGCTGGCCAACAGATGAACGAGTATATGCTTCCATTATGCCACCAAGTTCTGCAGCTAACTCTGTCTTGATATTCGGGTCTTTAGCCTCTTGCATCTTCTTAGCTAATCTGTAAATCTCTTCTGCGTCAGAGTCTTTAAGAACATTTTTCTTCTGCCAACGATATGCTTTCTTATTTTGTTTATCAATAAATTTCTGAGTTCTAATTAAGTAAGCCTCTGGAGACAGATTCTCATAAAGCTTAGCAGCTTGTATTGCTTGACCTGCTTTCGATAATGACTCAGAGATTTCAGTTGCCATCTCTGCAGCGAGATCATGCCTCCCTTGATTTTGATATGCTTTAATCACTTCAATACTCGTTGCTGTCTTCTCTGCAGAGACTCCTGGTGATTTAGAGTAGGCAACTGCTTCGTCTAAACTCGAAGCAACTCTTTTCTGTGCTCTTGCTAGCGTATCGAGATTATGCTCTCTAATATAAGTTGGTTGCTCTTTTGTTAATTGAGCTCTTAATTCTGGGTCTACTTTCTCGGAACCAGATAATCTTTTAGCAAATCTACTTTCCCTTGAATCAGTACCAACGAAAGTCTCTGGTTCGTACTTAACAGCAGATGGTTTATCTGGAAGTATTCTTTCAGCTGCTTGCTGACGTAATTTAAGAGCTTTAGGGTCGTCTAATTGACTAAAAAGATTCAGTTGTGATGGTTTACTCACCATTTTCGTTTGCGGATCAATTTGAGCTCGTTTTAAGCTCGTAACTGGCTTCTTAATATCAGTTTGTTCTAGTATTTTAGCATCTTGCTTAGGAAATGGTAGTTCTGGTTGGTGTTTGCCTCCTTTTAGAGGTAGTTCTGGTTGAGTAGGCACCTTCGGAGCCTTTGGTGTTTTGTCTTTAAATAATTTTGAGAGTCCTCGAGGCAATGCCGCTGTGCCGAGACCAAAAGCAGTCCCGATTCCGACTCCGAGCGCTACTTGCCCAGCAGATGGTTTCTCTTTCTCGTGGAAAGGACCGATACCTCCGTAGGCTGCACCCGTTCGGGCAGCAGTACCCAGAGGACCCTTCAATGCGTTGACTGCCTTTCGTATAAAGGCAGGTGCCTCTCGATTGAATATCTTCAATGACTTAAGCGCTTGAGATTGTGGGATGTTCTTTGCTATTTGAAAAGATTTAAGACTCTTTACACTCGAATATGTGCCTGTTGTTAGAAGATCAACTGCTACTTCAGCAATTGCTGCTGCAACCTGTATGTTAGTCATCTCTGCACCAGGAACTACTGCACCAAGTGATGCTGCACCTCCTTCTCCGAGTAAAGCAGAGTTCTCATTTAATAATTTAGACAGGCGATCAATTGATGCAGCGTCTCCTCTCTTCTGTGCGTCTTGCAACGCGCGAGAGAGTCTCATATTCATTGTCTTGAGTTCAGTACGTGACGACATCATCTGCTGAACGTCTTTCGTCTTCATTGCGGGCCATGCTGCGTTAACGTCTGCGAGTTTCTTTTCTCCATACATTACCATATCTAATGCATCCTTGAAGAAGTTAGCTGTTGTCTTTAACGGGTTCTGTAGCTTCTTCCAGTCAGTCTCTCTTGTTCTGTCAAAGAACTCTTCCTTTGGTTGGTGCATCATTAATGTACTTTGCTCTGGAGGAGCTATTGCTGGCTTAGTTACGCTACTTGCAGTTAACGGAGCTGGTCTCTTTAGAGCAACTCCTACTTGTTGATAAGGATTTGAAAGCAATCTTGACTTTGCATCTTGAGCAGCTTGTCTTGCCCTTGCAAGTTCTAACTGTACACCCTTTGTAAAGTCAAAAAAGAGACCTGTTTTAGCAGCCCTCTCTTGTAGTGTCATCAAATCAGCGTTCTTTCTGTTTTGTAAGTTAGACATAGTTGTTTAATTAAAAGTTTTCTTCGTCTTTAAGACGTCCTCCCTTCTCGTATTGAGACGCTCGAGATGGATCGATATAACTATCAAATCGTTGATCAAATTCTCCTGGACTTCCTACCTGTGTGATCCATTGTTTTCTATATGCGTTCCAAGCATTCGGGTTTAAGTAGCCACCTGTAACGTCTATGCCCTGAGCGAATAGCTCTGCGATTGATGCTTGCATATTAATAGTTGCAGCATTTAAGAAGTCTTTCTCTGACATAACTCCAGAACCTGTAACGTCGTTAGCTGAACCAAGTACCTGAATTGTTTCTCCCGTTTGCGTGTTAATCAATTTGACTTGGTTGTTTGCAGTAACGACTGCTGTTTGTGTATCGTCAGGCATTAGATATTCTCTGCCAGCTATCTTAACTGTCTTTCTTCCTTTATCTTCCCATTGCTTTCTTTCTTCTGGAGTCTTTAGATAGTTATAACCTTGGCTAATCATAAACTCTTCTCTTCTCGTGGCTGTTTGATCTGTGAGTGCCGAAGTAGAAGCTTGTGTATATTGAATACCTGCTAGATCTGCCATCTCTTTTCTTGTCCATTCGTTCATTACTTTCTCGTATTCAGATTTATATAATGCTTTAGCTTGGTTGACTGAATAACCTCCAACTTCTGCCATCTTTAACCAACTTGCTTCATCTATCTCGTCTGGAGATAGCTGTGCATTAATAAACTGCGATCTAAGATCTTGAGCCATTTCCCTGTGCTTATCAACCTCTCCTTGCTTGTATTTAACCCAAGCATCAGCGTCTTTTGTCCGTAATTCTCTCTCTTCTCTAATTGACGCGTCCATCTTGAACTCAAAGTCTGAAAGTATTTCTTGGATCTTAGCATTTCTCTCTCTGTCAATTGCTGCTTGTTCTTCTAAATTAAACTGCTTAGTTTTTTCCATCATAGCTTGTCCAGATGGTGCACCTCTCTGCCCTGACAAAGCTTGAGACGTTGCGGTTGAGCCAATTCTCGATTCACCTTGTATTTGCGCTCTTTTTAAAATATCAGCATACATAGCATTTACTGCATCAATTTGCTGTTGCATGAAACCTTGCTTTTCTGACCTCATCTGCGCCTCTCTTGCTGCTCTTTGTTCTGGAGACTCTGGTTGGAGTGAGTCGTAGTATTCAGACAACTCTGATCGAGTACCGTCTGCGTTGTATTGGACACCAGGAGACGCAGCATCCTGCCCAGGTAGTGCACCAGGTGTAGCACCAGGTTCTGCACCAAGAGACGGAGTCCCAGGACGAAATTGAGAACTCAACCATCCTGTTGCATCATTTTTTAATTGATCAGCAGAGTATCTGACTGACTGCCCAGACGCTGGGTTGTAATAGTCTTTATCTGCTTCTGCTCTAAATTGTGGCATATTGTTATATTATTATATTAAATCACATTCAAACCAAGAAACTAAACTTGGCAATGTAGCTGAACCACCTTTTGTTGCTGTAATAGTATAATAATATCCTGGTGGAACAATCATAAATAGTTGAAAATGATTAGCGCTTATGTCGCCAGAAGAAGCATAACCGACTGAAATATTTGGTGTTGATGTCGTTCCTATTAAGGCTGAACTTGTGCTCCTATTGCCTTCATTATATCCCTTATTATATGTCGATACTAATACAATAATTGTTCTTGCTGATGTGTTTTGATAAACAGTATTTAGTGCTCTACCACTAACAATTTGATTTTCTCCAATATTATTTAATCCGTCAGGAAGTTTTCCATATTCATCTAATCTTACCAACTTATAATCATCGCCATCACCAGCAACTTCAGTAGCATTAGCTCCTAAGTCTAAATAACCAGCACCTGAAATGTCTGTGCCTGTTGTTGGTGCTGTTAGTCTTAATACAGAGCTACCATTATTTTTTCCTCCTATTGTTGATGTAATTTCAAAGTGGTCTGTGTCATAAACAACTGTTTCAAGATTTGATGTTGCTGTTCTAATTGCAGTTTGCATCTTTCCTTCTAAATCAACTAAAAACAAATTATTATCTACATCAGACACATAAACCTTTAAATATAAATCTTTATTTTTAAATTGGTCATAATTCCAAAGCCTTCCGTCCATATAACTTCTTGACCCTGATGTTTTTAAATATCTCCAACCTCCGTCTGTACCATAAACAACTACTGCAAATTTTCTTTGAGTTTTTCCAGTGTAAACAGGAGAGCTTAGTGTTATTTCTTTTTCTCCCTCTGCCCCACTATAACTCCCAATTGCCAAAGCATCTGTGCTTTCAAGAGTGTCATTTGCATTTGCCTTACAAATTTTTATGTTTGACCCGTCACTTCCGTGCTGATATAGTTTTATTTTTTTTATAAAAACATTTGCA